TTTCTGCTAAAGAGCCGAAAGATAGAGCAGAAGATATCGCACGTCTAGCTACTTCATATTATGAAACATTAGCTGCTAATTTTAATGGAGAGCTTGGAACGGCAGAAGATTTATATAAAAAATATTTCCCTAATGTTAGAAAGGAGGGGATTGTTGAAAATAATAAAGCTGATTTTGGTGATTATAATAAAATGTCATCTAATGACATATGGCAAAATTTAATAAATAATAAAACAGAACAGTTAGAGAAAATAACGCCTACATCTGGGGTAAATACAGAATTTACTCGCACGGGGCAGCCGGTTAGGGGGAAATCATTTCAGAATTTGCAGCAGGGGAATATTATAGACGTTGGTTTTGCAAAAAATCTTTTAATATCATCTATTGATGAGAATGGAATATTCACGTTATTGAAAAAACCAGATAAAAATGGGATGAGTCAATCTTATACCTTTAAACCTCATGAAGGACTTATGAAAGATGAAATTGTCAATTTTAAAGATTCAACAAAACATCTTTTTAAGAATGAAAATTTAGTAGATAATAATTTAGAACAAAGGTCTTCTAATAAGATACCTAATGGATATATAGAGAATTTGTTTGATCCAGACAAATCTGCCATTGTTCTTACACAGAAATCTAATGCTTCAACTTTTATTCATGAAATGGCACATCAATGGCTTGTTGATTTTTTTGAATTTGCTCAGCACCCATTAGCTCCGGATAATTTAAAAAAAGATTTTTTTACTACTCTTGATTATTTGAATGTAAAAAATCCTGAAGAAATGACAAAGCCAACAGATTTAAAAAGATGGCAACATGAGAAGTGGAGTAGGGGGTTTGAACAATATATGAGAGAGGGAGTAGCCCCGTCTCCACAGTTAGCTGATGTTTTTTCTAGATTTAAGGATTGGTTAACCTCTGTTTATCAAACTCTTAAAAATTTAGGAAAGCCCATTTCTTCTGATATTAAATCTGTATTTGACAGAATGTTAACACAAGAACCAGAGAAAACAGTTATCATTCCAGATGTTTCAAAAGGACCAACGCTATCTGATATCCATGAAACTGATGCTCTTCATGCTATTCCTCACCCGGAAGCTCCTGAAGCAGATAGAATTCACGAAGAAGCATCTAGATTTTTTTCAGATCAACCATTTGAGGTAAAAAATGAACTTGAAAAATCTATCAACAAAATCCTTGCCTCAAATGAATCTAAAGGAGAAACTACAACAATCGAAAAACGAGCTTCAGAAATGGAGTCAAGTAGCGAGGGATCCGGATCTATCTCCAAGAGCGACATCAGTGGCACATCAAATGGTTCGATCAATGCGGGCGGCGGCACAAATAAGGCAGAAAGCTCTGGACGCTTTCCCAGTGGAACAGCCCGAGGATCAGAAAATTCCGGAAGGGCCGGAATATCCGATCTTTCCCCTGTCGCGCGAGAACGACGAGCCCCAGCCCCTACCCCCTATGTAAGAAGAGCTGCAAATATTCATTTAGATAATTTAACTGATGTTGAAAAAATAAAAGAAACACTCGAGCAATTAGCAGAGCAAAATGATGATTTCAAGAATTTTAGGATAAAAACACCATTAACAGAGGGAGATGTATTAAAATTTGGAGAAGACGTAGGATTCAATCAAAAACAAATGCAGAATCTTTTTCATATGTCTCGTATTGTCTCCGAAAATGTTGATGCGGCAAGACAGATGATGATTTCTTCTTTAGAAAAATACTTAGATGCAAGAGATAAATGGACTCAAACTCAAGATCCGGCAGATGCTTTATCTTATTGGGAGGCTAGACAACAGGCTGATCTTATTTCTGGGTATTTTTCTGGGTATGAAGCTAATGCTGGTAGGGGATTAGGTAATTTTAGAAGAAGTAAATTATTATCATCTAATCGGGATGACGTAAATGATCTTTTAAAAAAAACAGCTGGGATGACTCTTTTTCAATTAGAACAAGAAATTGAAAGATCAAAATCTATTGATTCTGTACAAGGGGCATCTTCATTTCTTAGAAATGAAATTCATGGTAAAGTAGGAGATAAAATTCATGAAGCATATATCAATTTTTTAATATCCAATCCGATCACTCATAAAGCATATGCCATTGGAAATATGATATTATCTATGTATAGAAATCTTCTAGTAACGCCAACAGCAGCTGGGATTGGCAATATCGCATCTGCTCTAGGTCGAGAAGGAGAACGGGTAAGGCTTGGAGAAATGAAAGCTTTCCCCCGAGAACTTTTCAATCCTATCCCTTTTGTGGCTGCCAAAGAGGCCTTTAAAGCCGGAGCCCCAGTTAGGCTTCCAGGTGAAGATATTAAAGAAACTCAATCTGGAAATGTTGTTTCGTCTTCGCCTGGAATTGATTTTGTTGAAAGGCCACAAGTAAATATAAATGCAAAATTTTCTGATTTATTACCTGATTTTGTTGGAATGCTTCATGGGATTCAGGATACATTTTTATCTATGTATGATCTTATAAAAAATGGAAGGATAGATAAAAATTCTCCTCTTTTTACATTCAAGCGATCAAATTTAGGTTCGATCCCGGATATTAATATCGGAGGTAAATTGACGGTTCCGGTCGGGTCTGCTATCCGGGCCCCCAGCGAGAGAATGGTTACTCCTATTCATAGTTTCTTTTCTGTTCTTAATTATAATATAGAGCGTACAAAATGGGCATATAGAACAGCCGCAAATGAAGGACTTCATGGAGAAGCATATTCACAAAGAGTAGCGGAATTAAGCCAGAATCCTCCAATTGAAAAAATGAAAGAATTCGGAAAGTCTGCATATAGTGATGTTTTAATGGGAGAGCCAGGGAAGGTGGCGAAGGCTATTAGTAAAGTTTTAGATTTAGAAATCGGGGATACAGGGATACGGCCATTGAGGTTTGTCATACCATTTAATAGAATTCAGGGGGAATTGGCAAAAAAGTCATTTACAGAGAATGGAATATTAGCATTTGCGTCTAAATCTGCAAGGAATGATTTATTGGGTAAAAATGGGAATATTGCTCAAGATATGCAGATAGCAAAGATTTTGGCTGGAAGTGCGTTAACCACACTTGGGTTATGGTGGGCATCAAGACATCTTTTAAATGGAGATGGCCCTACTGATCCTGCGAATCGATTAAATTGGTTAAATGATGGCAATATGCCTCATAGTATCCAAATTGGAAATTTTCAATATGATATTGGAAAGCTCGGGGCTATTGGGAAACTCCTTTCAGCTTCAGCTGATTTGTGGGGTATATCTCATGGATTATCTGAAGATGGATTGCATGCAGCTTTTAACCATCTTGCGCATGCTGCTTCCCGGTTATTCTTAGATGAAAGTCCATTCGGAGCGATGTCAAATTTAGCTAAAGCCATTGATGATCCTGGAAAATATGGAATTAATTATGCATCATCTTTAATCTCAAATTTTGTTCCATATTCATCTTTTTTGAGGCAGATTTCAAGATATGAAGATCCTTATATGAAAGATGCGCATGGGTTCATACAAAATCTTGAAAAAGCAATTCCATTTCTTACAGAAAATGTTCCGAATAAATTAGATACATGGGGAGACCCGATACTAGATGTTGATGACCCTCATTATTTAATAGGCCTTGGAATACGAAGATCGCAGATTTCTCAAGATCCTGTTCGGAATTATTTAGATGGAAGTGGGTTTTCAATTGGGAAAGTACAAAAACAAATTAATAATCACCCTCTTACTGATGATCAGTATAGAGAGTACAGTCAATTATCTAGACGAACGGCTCATATACAGCTTTTAAAAATAATGCAGAGCGGGGCATGGGGAAAAGCATCAGCTGAAGATCGCCATGATTTAATTGTTGAAACTGTGAAACAGGCTAGAAATGCTGCAGCTAATCAATTAATTCGAAAATATCCTATATTGGCTGAATATGCCGCGAAAGCTAGAAGATGGCTAGTTCATAGTGATAAATAAATTTGATAAAAGAAATTATTTTTGTTACAAAAAGATAGAAATGGAGACATACATGACGCTATCATCAGATAAAAAGCCTATTTGGACATCTCAAACTGTTTGGGGATCGTTTGCAGCTATAGGCGCCGGATTGAGCACAGCAATTTACGCTTATCAAATAGGAGATTCGGGAACTGCTCTGTCATCTCTTATTGCTGCTTTCGGAGGGATTACAGCTTTAGTCGGGCGAATTAAGGCAACGAGTCAAATCGGATTGACAATTAAATCTGCTGTTAATCTTGCAGATGAGGTTTTAATAGATTATTCTGCGTCTAAGAGCATGCCCTCTCCTCCATCTTCAGATTCAACTTCATAAATTGAAAATAAAAAGTCTCTTATATTTTTTTTAAAGAAAAGAATAGAGATGCACGAAAGAATTGAAATGACCATTATCGAGGATTTTCTCAAAATGGCAGAAAGATTGACTGCGGTTGAGGTCAAGGTTGATCATCTTTCTCAGAAAATAGAAGAATCTAAAAAATCATTAGATTTGCATTCTGCAAAAACAGATAAAAGTTTTTCAGAAATAGAGAGAACTTTAAGAACTCAAGGGGATTCTTTAGATAGGATTACGCGGTGGTTAGATGCAGCCCCGAAAATATTAAAAATGTTTATTGCTTTGATATTAGCAGCCACTCTTTTCCTTTCGAATGGCTGGTTATTTGTATTTAATTTAATAGCAACGGCATTAAAGTGATTTATTCATTATTTTCTATAATAGGCTTAGAATCATCTAAAAGATAATCAACAGAAATATTCAATGCTTTTGCGATTGAAAAAATAGATGAAGATGGAAGTTCTCGGCTTGATCCTTTTTCTATACGCTTAATTTTATTTTCTGCAATTTCAGAAGCTTTTGCTAATTCAGCAACGGAATGGCCTAAATGTATTCTAGCTTTTTTAATTTTTTGACCAAGAGCTGTTGGTTCTGTTCGTTCAATGTGTTCGGTTGGAACGACTATAGACAAAAGATCTTGAATAGAAATATCAAATAAATTGCAAATTTTCTCTATCCTTTCTAAGGTTGGGCTTGTTTGTCCATATTCAATCATTAAAATTGCATTTGGTGTTTTTAATCCAATATATTGACTGACATCATTTAATGAAAGTCCTTTTTCTTTTCGAAGAAAACGAATTTTATCTCCAATATGAGAGGTCATGTTATATCCTTTCAGAAAGTAATCCATAAATACTCTATGGTGAATTCATATGTATATTATTTATTTGTTTTTGTCAAATAAGAAAATATATGAAAAAAAAATTATTTACTGAATAGGGATTACTGTTGGAGTTGACACTAAATTAGCAGAAGCTGCAGGAATAGATGGAGTCAAGGCTATTTGAGAATTAATTTTGGTTAACGCATTACAAATAGCAGTTGATCCTTGCGCTATTTTACTTGATGCTTGAATGAAATTTTGCGCAGAAATATCTGCAGCTTGAACTGCCTGAGAACCAACTGTGTATGCAATTTGAGATCCATCTGCTAAAATACAGGAAATAGTTGTGGCTTCTTGTATATCTGCATTAAGTTGCTGAAGAGTTAAGGTCTGACATCCGGCTAATAAAATGCTAGATGAAATTACGCATGAAAAAAATGTGAATTTATATATCCTGTTCATTTGGATCTCCTTTTCAATATCAAAATAATTATTCGTATATATCACCTTTTATACAATTTTTAAAGGTTTTTCCATTTTTTAATTTATATGTTACACTCTCCTCTTTTTTATTGAAATTTATCTGTTTTGCATTTATCATTTTCGGATTGTAAATATGAGAACTGCATCCTTGTTTTTGTTGATCTAATGATAGGTCAGTCGAAAACTTATTACATTTATGTTTTCCAAATGTTCCGGATGAATCAAATTCAAAATTTATACAAGTTCTACAATTTTTTCTTGGTAAATCTTCTTCATAGCATATATTATTGAATTCGCAAAGTTTACACATCCAGAGATTTTTTTTATCTAATATTCTTAATGGGATATCTTCTGAGTATACTATATCTGACGCCTTTTTTAATATTTTTTTGCATTTTTCGTCATCTTTATTTATTTCTTCGAACCCTATCTCATCTGTATTTTTATTAAGGGATATATATATACATTTTTTTAAATCTAATCCAGTGAGGTAAGTGCATATTTGACCGAAATGTTTAGGATGAGATATTTCTACTCCGTAGCGATTCCAGCTTTTCCAATTAATATCATTATGAGTTTTTATTTCTATAAGATAGAATTCTTGTTCACCTTCACGAATTGTTAAAGGAATTTGACCATCAATCGATCCTGTTAAGGAGCCGTTCGATAAGGGCAATATTTCTTTCTGTTGAAATAAGACATCAAATCCTGCGTCTTTTAGATTTTGAATAATCCTATCTTCTTCTTTCTTTCCTGTTTCAAAAAGCCTAATCATCCTTCCTGACCATTTTTTTGGTTTTAATGCCCATCTTAATCTATACCAAAGTTTTCGAGAGCACTCATCTCCAATTTGAGATGCTCTAAGAGTTGGGTAATAATCCTCATCTTTTTGAGATCTTTCATACATATTCTCAATATCATTTTTTATTTTCTTACATATATTTGACATATCAATTCCAGAATAATTAGATGTTTCTATTTAAAAAATTTTAATTTGAAAATTTATAAAGATGATGGCCGATTCAGGATTCGAACCTGAAACCCACCGACTACGTCGGTGCTCTACCAATTGAGTTAACCGGCCATTGATCCCCGCACTTGGAGTTGCACCAAGATGATCGCCATCATGAAAGGTATGCTTTACTGTTAAGCTATACGGGGAAATTTTTTTAAAATGGCACACTATCGCCTATATCTTCTTGAATAGAAGATTTTTTAAGCCATGATGGGGCATCTTTGCTTTTTAAATTGCTATCCTTTGGAGATTGAATATTAGATTGATATTTTTCAAATTTTCGAATTGAATTTTTTGATGGATATCCACCTTGTTCCGGTTTAATTACCACAGATACAATTATTGGAACGCCATGTAATTCAACACTATTCTTTAATGTTCCTTCAAAGTTAACAGCAACGCATAGTTTCCTAAGCATTGAAAGAGCAATTTTTTGAGCTTTCTCATTTTTATTTTCAATATTTAAATTTTCAAAAATAAGCCTCCCAGAGAAATCCCCTTCTACAATTTTTATTGTTAATTTTAAAATTATCCCATCTTCATTTTTATTTGATACAACATCTGAATTTATAATTTCAGCAACATATTTCCCAGCAGGAATAGGTTCAAATTCATCATCTTCAGGTAATTCATTAATGATTAATTCTGTTTTAAATTCAGTCATTTTAATCTCCTAAGAATATTAAATAAAAATAATTTTAAATAAGAATTATAAAACAATACCTTCATCCCCATTTTCTTCTTCATCATCTTCATTATCCTTACTGTTATTTATCGGTTTATTTTCAAATATTTTCTTTTTCGGAAAATACTTAGATAATTCTTCGTATCCTTTTCCTTTATTATATTTGATTTTATATGGCATATTATATCTATTTTTTGCAATAAAAGATGGTCTCCCTTCACAGAAAATTATGCGGTTTAATCCTTCCGCAATAGATCTTTTTGAAAAACCTGCCTGGTCTTCTTTTAATTGAACATCTTGTTTTAGGAATAAAATTGCATCAAATTCAGCACAAATAATAGGCTTTGATCTTTTATGCAAATTCAAATCATATTGACTATATGATTCAATTGACGGATCATCAAACCTTTCTATAGAACTATGACATATAGCAACAATTGTCATATTTTTCCTTGATTTCAAAACATCTAATGCATTTAAAAATTTTTTCCATTCTATATCACAAGCAATATATCCCGCTCCATATTTAGGAGTTGATATATTTTGCCATCCATTTTTTCTACTAATACTTTCAGCCAATAATGCTTCCATTTTATCTAAACTATCAATAATAAGAGTCTGGAATTGATGATCCTCTTTACATAAGGACCTCATAGCTTCGATAACCTCTTCATATGTTTCTAATAAACCAAAGGATGATATAGACATCCCAGATGGAATCCCGTCTTCAATTTGAATAAAAACAGGAGAAGGGAACTCACTAGCGAGTGTTGTTTTTCCAATTCCAGGTGGTCCGTAAATAATAATTTTCGGTGATTCATTAGCTGATATATTTGTTAATCTATCCCACATACTTATCATTTCCTTTTTATATATGATTGGGGCGCCGCTAGAAGAGAAACGGCTTTTCGTTTATTTTATCTCGTACTCCAGACCAAGATTAATAAATAGGCCCCAACCAAACTACATAATTGCATATTTAATTCAATCAATATTTAATATTACATCACTTTTATTTTCTTCTGAATTTATAGCAATCTTATGAAGCTTAGGCCTGTTTTTAGTAAGTTTTATAAGGCTGGCACTCGTATCTCTTTCTAAAGATCGCTCTACTCTTTCCATTTTATCAATCTCATCACTGTTTTTTGAAAAAACATATATTTTACATCTACTTGTTGATATATTTTTATCAAAATCTACCACAAGCCTTTTATTAAATCTGTCATTCTCAATAAGTCCATGTTGAGCGAGAAGATCATTTATGGCTTTTATTCTATTATCGATATCTCCCTTCATATTTTCGGGAAGGAAGATTTCTAAACAATACTCTCCACAAACAGGGGTAGGCTTTTGAGAATTTAATTCTGATCCTGCATAATGTAACCATTCTTTATATTTTGATGATTTTATAACTGATATCTTCCCATATTTCCTTGATATGGATCGCCATAGATTATTAACAGAAGGAGGAAGAGGTAAATTAACATATATCATCTTATACATCACCTTTCGTCACATTTAAAAAGTTTCTCATCTTCTTTATTGAAATAATAGAATTATCAAAATCTTTAATAATTTCCTTACATAAAAATCCTATAGATATTAAATATATTATGCACTTACTCTCATCTTGTATGTCTATGCCGGAAAAAATGATAGCATCAATCATTAGAGTATTTTTCATCATTTCTTCCTACTTTTGAAATATATTTCCAAAAAAAATCATTAGGCGTAACTTCTCCAGCTGTGATTTCTAATATTTTCAAAAGTTGAGTAGCTCTTGGTACGCTGACTCCTAATCTCCATTTTTGAACTCCATAAATAGATACCCCCATTCGTTTTGCGAATGCTTTATCATCCATATCGTTTTCTATCATCCATATGCTTAATTTCATGAATCATGTATGCCTAATTTGTAATCCATTGTCAACAAAAAAAATTTACCATGTTTCAATAAAAAAAATGTATTGAAAAAAATCAATAAAATCAAGCAATAAGATTGATTTTAATTAAGGTTAATAAAAAATGATTAATTATGTCTATTGACTTTTCATGCCTAATTTGTAATCCTCCGCCCATTGAAGCATTTAAATTTTTTAAATGTCAGAACATAGAAGAGGTTCTTGTCATGACTAAAAATTTCCATAATATTTCATCAGAGCGATTAGCGGATGAATATGGGCATCTTTCTCTGCAAGCAAAAGCAATAGAGGAAAGAATGAAAAATATAAAAAATGAATTAATACAAAGAGATATTGTTTCAATAAAAGGAGGAAAATACTCTTTAACTATTTCGGAACAAATTTCTATTCGGCTCGATATGAAAAAAATAAAGGAATTTTTAGGGAGTGATTCTTGCAAAGATTTTGAAATAATTTCTACAAGCATGGTTGTACGTATAAAAAGTTCTCTTCCTGAAATTAAAGTAATGGAGGCAGCATAATGTCTGATATTATTAAAGAATGGTCAAAAGTAATACCGAATATGTGGCTCTTCGATGAAAAATGGGTTTTAAAGGCCCATGATTTAAGGTTAACTCCTAATGACTTCTTGCCTTGGCAAGAGGAAAATGCATCTGTAAAAGACATGGTCCTTGCCAAGAAAAAAAATATTGGAATTGAAAGCTTTCCTGAATGGAAGGAATTAGGATTATCTGTAAGGAATATGATTGATGCAAAAATACAGGGCGTAACATTAGAAGAGTATAAAGAATGGAGAAAATTTTTTATTATGTCTATGGCTCAAATTTTGTCTCTCATTAAATCAGGTGTTTCAATAAAAGAGACTAGTTTTTGGACATCTATTGATTGCCCTATTTCAAAAATAGTCAAAGCTAAAAAATTAGGGCTTTCCTTGATAAAAGAATAATGCATATGATAACCCTCCGCCCTTATCAGGAAAAAGCAGTCCAGTCTATACTGTCTTATTGGGAAAGGGGCGGGGGGAACCCTCTTGTTGAAATGGCGACAGGAACAGGAAAGTCTATTGTTCTTGCAATGCTGGTTAAGCATCTTGTTGAAAAATATGATATAAAAATTTTAATTTTAACACATGTCAAAGAGCTGGTTGCTCAAAATTCAAGCACAATGTTAAAAATTTGGCCATCTGCCCCTTTAGGCGTCAATTCTGCTTCCTTAGGACTAAGGAATAAACGAAATCAGATTCTTTTTGCATCTATCCAATCTATTGCAAATGAAGACATCCATACAATAGGGAAAAGAGATGTATTTTTAATTGATGAAGCTCATCTAATCCCCCACATAGGAGATGGAAGATATAGATCATTATTTAAAAGATTCAAGTCTTATAATGATGATCTTAAAATTGCAGGATTCACGGCAACTCCATATAGATTAGAGGGGGGGTTACTTTATGGAAAAGATTGCCCATTTGATGATCTTATATATTCTTACGGAATAACTGAAGGAATAAGAGATGGATTCCTTTGCCCAATAAAATCTATGGCAGGAAAAATAGAAATTGATGTGAGGGGGATTGGGAAATCTAATGGAGATTTTATTCTATCTTCAGTTGAAGGGAGGGCGTTAGATCCCAATATATTGAATGCTTCATGTGAAGATATGGTAAAACGAATTTCAAAAAGAAGATCCTGTCTTGTTTTTTGTTCGGGGGTACAGCATGCTCATCAAGTTAAAGATTATCTTTTGTCTCTTGGAGAAAGCGCAGAATGCATCACTGGGAAGGTACATCAGTTACAAAGAGATAGAATTATAAATGAATTTAAAAGCAATAAATTCAAATACTTGACAAACGCTAACATTTTAACGACTGGGTTTGATGCCCCCATTATAGATTCTATATCTATGATGCGCCCGACTCTTTCTGCTGGGTTATATGTACAAATGCTAGGAAGAGGAACAAGACCTCATGATGAAAAAAATTTTACGCTTGTTCTTGATTATTCTGGGAATATAAGACGACATGGCCCTGTAGATGCTATTGAAAATAAATCAAGAAATATTGATTTTAAAAATAAAAGAGCTAAAGAAGATGATGTTAATTCTAAAGAATGTCCAGAATGTAATTATTTAATAAATAAATATGCAAAGACTTGCCCAGAATGTAATCATCTATTTGAGAGGGAATCATCTATTATATCTAAATATGCAGATATAGAGATGGGAGTATTAAAGCAAGAAATAGAGGAAAAATGGATAGATGTAGATAAAATATATATAAAAGAGCATACATCAAAGGCAGGGAATAAATGTATAAAAATATCATATATATGCGGATTGAGCATATATAATGAATATCTTCTTTTTGAAAATACAGGATATGCTAAAGAAAGGGCTATTTTATGGTGGGAGGGTATGACTGGGCAAAAAATTTTATATTCAAATTCTGAATTAAATATTATAAAAAAATGCATTGAATACTGGAAGGAAGTCTATTTAAAAAATATTAAAATAAAAATAAAATTCGAAAATGGCTTTAAGAGAGTTACAAATAGAAAATTTTCACGTTCTGGAAATACTTTTTGTCTTCCAGAATCATTAAAGATTTCTTATATGGGGAAAGAATGACTGTAATTTTTGGAAAAAGATCTGGGAAACCATCAGCATGTGGATGTTGTGGATGTATGGCCCATAATTATGGCATCACAACTAAAAAATTTTCAAAATTGTCAGATATAATGTGGATATGTGAAGAATGTTTTGAGATTAAAACATGGGATAGAGTATATTCAATGAATAAAATGAAATTAAATGAAATAGAAGATATATCTATAAGGATAGCTATATCTAAAAACATAAGATCATTTATTACATTATTTTTAGAATCAATATATTCTAAAAATATTTTTGATATAAGACAATTAGATAATATTTCATTTGATGATTTATGTGAGTCAATAAGAAAAGATGAAATATTATCAGATATAATAAAAGATATATTTTTAGAATATTCGAATCAATTAAAGTTATGGAATATTTGACCGTTGAGAATTATAATGTTAGATGATATAAAAACATTGCGAGAATCTCTATGGAAAAATGGGTATAGACCTATTGCCGTTTATACAAAACAAAAAAAACCAGTTGGATTAAAATGGACTGAGCGCGCTCGCGCTAATCCGCCTGAGGCAGCTGTAAGCCCTGTATATCCTTATTGTATGTCAACTGCAATTTTATGTGATGGATTACGTGCAGTCGATATTGATATTCAAGATATGGATCTTGCTCTTCATATCCGAAATATTGCTTTTGAACTTTTAGGGAAAGGGCCTATACGGACCCGATCTGGGACTGGGAAAAATCTTATATTATATAAAGCTTTAGAAGGATCTCCAGCTAGAAAGCAAGTTTTGGGCAATAATGAATATACAGGATGCGCTGTAGAAATTTTAGGTCATGGCCGTAGTTTTATAGGATATGGGGTGCATCCAGAAGGAATGCTTTATGAATGGCTCAATAATATAGATCTAATCCGCGTCCCAATAGATAAACTAATATCTGTATCTGAAGAAAAAATTGATTTATTCTTATCAGAAATATCAAGCATAATAAAAATAGAAGATCATTCTCATAAATTTCAAGAAAATATTCAAGTTAAAAAGTCAACAACTAATACTAATATGGAAAAATATTCTCAAGTTGCTTTAAATAATATAATTAAAGATCTTAAAATTTGTATGAAAGGAGGTAGAAACAACTTATTAAATAAGTCTGCTATAAGATTAGCCAGTCTCTCAGCCAGAGGATGGATAACTGAGTCAATTTGTCGGCAAGCCTTGTTAGATGCCTGTGCTCATAATGGATTATTAAAAGAAGATGGGAAATATGCATGCGAGGCAACTATAAAAAGTGGGTGGAAAATCGGGACGTCTAATCCTGCTAAAAATCCAGATTCTTTCCAGGAAGAAGATTTTGAAGAAAATGATAATATTATTATAGATTTAAAGGTATCTTGCAAAAAGCCAATAGAAAAAATAAATTTAAAAAGAAATAAATTAGATGATAGTTTATCATATCCGGCTGGAATCTTAGGAAATCTTACAAATTGGATTTGTGATAGTGGGCCGACAGGGAATAGATGGTTAGCGCTTTCTGCAGCTCTTTCTCTAATATCTATGTTGTTAGGACGCTGTGTAAGTACCCCAACAGAAGGATCTCTTGAACTTTATATTATTGCAACGTATCCGACAGGTGGAGGGAAATCTCATCAAGAGCGAGCGATTAATTCTATTATAGATAAACTTAAATTAGAAAAACATATGGCTGATAGTGAATTTAAATCAGGTGCATATATTGAAGATTTAATTCAAAATAAACCTCTATCCTTATCAATTCAGGATGAATTTGGACAAATATTAAGTGACATGACATCAAAGAATTCTCCTTCTTATATTAATCAAATATCAACTCATCTAAGGAAATTATATGGAAATAATTTTAATATTTATAGAATAGGAGGCGTAAGATCCAGGCCATCGACCTCTGTTTATGCTCCGCATCTTTCTTTATATTGTATGACAACAAGCGCTCAGTTATTTAATTCTATTAAAAGCAAGGACATATCTAATGGTATTATTAATAGATTCATGTTAATAGATGGGGGAGATGAGAGAACCTTTTCTTCTCCGGATAAAAGGATATCTGTTAAGAATCCACCTGATGGATTATTAAGAGATTTGTATAATTTATACATGATAGGGGCTCCAAAAAATGGCAATATGTCCGGAAGTCACGATAAGAATACATCTCCTAAACCAGATATATATATAGTTCCCTGGAAAGACAAGGAATCTGAATTAGAATATTATTCTATAGAAAAAGAATGCTGTTCTCTTATAGATTCAGATAAAGATATCGGAGAAATTTATGCTAGAACTTCATTTAATACAATAAAAATAGCAACTATTTTGGCCTGTTGCGAAAATTTTATTTCTCCATCTGTCAGTAAGGAAAATATAAGATGGGCATTTGAATTATCCAAACAATCATCTGATATATTTTTTAATGAAATAAAAAACAATATGTCTGATAATATAGGATATTATGAAATTTTTAAAAAAATAGAATTAATTCTATCATCTTATAATGAAAAAGGGCTGCCGCCATTTACAATTCAAAGACGAAAACTTTGGGATAAAATGAAAAATTATTGTGGGAAAACCTCTTCAGATTTTTCTAATTGTTTAAAGGAATTAGAAAAAAATGAGGTTGCTATCGTTCATAAAATTGGCAAGATGACTGTTGTTAGTCTTATCCCTCATAAATGATTTTAATTTCCTATACAAATATAAGCTATCGTATCACTAAGAGTGCCAAAAAATTTTACTTGTGCTCCAGATTGATTTTGAGAAGATACAGCTAATGCGCTTCCGTTGGTATCATTTCCTATACAAATATAAGATGATGAATTAGAAAAAATAGAATTTCCTGAAAAATTTACAGTAGATGATCCTAAAGAAAGAGATGTAGATCCAGTTACTATATGATTTTTATTTGTTTCAGTTCCAGATGAATTATATGTTGAAATGGGCGTCCCCCCACAAGACCAATCAGGACTTGAATAACTCGCATTTCCCTGCCCTGTTCCTGCAAAATATATAACCTGGCCAACAGATGAGCATGACATATCTTCATTTACAGGAGGAGAGAATCCGGAAGCATTTGCCGAAGAAGTGAAAGGCAACATAATAAAAATACTCAAAAAAGTAAAATATATAAGATATTTTATCATATTAGCATCCTCCTCCAATATTGTCTAGAATAGTTGATGGTGTTGTAGATGTACCAGCATACGCAATAAGTTTGCATGTTCCGGCAAGTGTACCGGCAACTGTTTCAAATTTCAAACTTCCTGCGCCAGGGGCTGTCCCTGATGCTGTAATTTTCTGAAGAGCAACTTCTCCTTGAGAAGCAGTAGGCGTAATATTTCCAACTGCTAAAAAATTAGCAACCTGAACCCATCCTATACTAGATCCATGAATTATCATTTGATTATTATAAGAATTTTGAGAAGTACCACTTGTCCCAGCTTGAGTTGTTTGGAAAACCACATCTCCACCTATTGCATTTCCTGTTGATGATCCTCCATGAATATAAAATGTACCTCCTCCTATATTAGTTCCAGATCCGCTAGGAGAAAATATAGCGCCAAAAGAAGGTGTAGATGTTGCATCATTATTGCCAATAACTGTACCAGCGCCTGTACCAGCGACATTCGCAGATGCAGTAATTGACGTGATAGAAGATGCTAATGTCGTTCCAGAAGATCCAGGTGTTGTTACCTGTAATAAAATTTTACCACCATATGCATTTCCTGTAGATTGACCACCTTCTATTGTTAAATTTGTTCCTGTTATATTTGTTCCTGATGCTTGAGGCGCCCTAAGCGTTCCTCCAGATGGAGAGCCGCTTGCTTCTCCGCTACCAATAACAAAATTGCCAGAAGTTGTTATTCGACCTGCTTCTGCTTGAGACGCAGTATCAAAAATAATAGCATCTGAAGTTCCGGCGCCGGATGTAGATTGTAACGTAAGGGTAGAAGATGCGCCTGTCCCACCTATTACTAATGGATCTGTTAATGATGTAGTAAGAGTAGGCGAAGCAGAATAAGCAGGTGTCGATCCCGTCCCTGTTAAAATAGTTCCACTCGCCCCTGGTGCTAACCAATTCATTGCCGTTGAACCGCCGCCACCAGAATATAAAAAAGACCCGGCTGAACCAGCTGTAGTAGGTAAATTAAAATTATAAGTTCCAGCCGCAGCTTGTGGTTTCATATTAATCAATCCGCTAGAGCTGCCAGCTAAAAAGAAATTAGGAGCTTGTATGCCAATTGCAGAATTAACAATTAAATTTGTAGCATCAATTGTTAATGCTGTTGTATATGCATTAGAAGAGCTTCCGGCGACTCCAGCAGCAGAATATTTAAATACAACATTCCCTCCGTTGCCATTTCCTGTAGATTGACCTCCTTCTACTGTCAATGCTCCTCCCGAAATATTACTTCCAGATCCAGAAGGAGCTCTTAAGTTATTCCCAACCGGAGTAGCTGATGCTTCCCCTTTACCAATAATCCATTCTCCGCCTGTATTTATGCGTCCAGCTTCAGTTTGGCTTGCTGTTTTAAAAAGAATGGAATCGGTTGTTCCTGATCCAGAAGTAGATTCTAATGTTAAAGTCGAAGATGCTGATGTCCCACCAATTAATGATGGAGTTGTAACAGACGTTCCAATCACAGGGGAAGAGGACCAGCTAGGAGCACCTGAATTCGCAGTTAATATTGTATTTGCTCCACCTTGAGCAGTTGCTTGTAAATTTCCTGTTCCATTCCCATAAATAACACCATTTAAAGTTAAAGTCCCTACCCCTGTCCCGCCGCTTGTTGTTGCAATTGTAGTTCCATTCCATGTCCCTGATGTAATCGTGCCTAAGGAAGTAATATTGCCTTGAACAGCAGTTGGGAGCGTAGAAGATATGCTTGGAACGCCTACACCTGATGTAACAAGAGTACCATTATTTGCCGTTGCTAAATTTGAAATGACGCTTGAAGAGGACCAATAGAGAAGATTGTTCGCTGTTCCAGAAGTTAATCCAGTCCCGCCGGCTGCAGTGCCTAACGTACCAAATATCATAGCTGCTGATGCCCCACCTTCGGAAAGAAGAGGTTGACCAGCGGATCCTGCTGAAGTTGGTAAATTGAAATTATAAGTTCCAGCGGCTGCTTGTGGTAAAATAGAAATAACCCCACTAGAACTCCCGGCCACATTAAATGTCGATGATTGGAATGGAATCGCTGCATTAACAATATGATTCGTTGCATCAATCGTTAAAACAGAGGAATACGAATTTAAGGATGAACCACTAGATCCAGCAGGTGTATATTGAAAAATAATATTTCCGCCATTGCCAGTGCCGGTAGATTGCCCCCCATGGATATAAAAGGGTCCCCCTGAAATATTTGAACCAGAGCCTGCGGGAGCATAAATAGCTGCAAATGAAGGTGACGATGTATTGTGTCCTGTTCCGAAAATAGCTCCATTATTATTCCCATTTACATTTGGAGATATAGATAAAAAATCTGTTAAAGAATTAGTCGTTGATCCGCTAGATCCTGCAATAGAGCTTTGAAAATGCAACGTTCCGCCAACGACATTCCCTGTTGATTGACCAGAAGTAATCGTAATATCAGATCCTCCAATATTAGATCCTGAGCCATTCGTGCCCCTTAATGTGCCGGCTACAGGTGAAGAGGTCGCATCTCCCGATCCTAAAATAATAGTAGATGTCGCTTGCGCAGTCGTAACAATCGGATTTGTTGTAAAAAATGGAGCCCCAGAATTCGCGGCTAAAACAGTATTAGCCCCACCTTGCGAAGTTACTTGAACCGCACTAGTTCCATTCCCATATAATAAACCATTAGATGTTAGTGTTGAATCTCCGGTCCCCCCATATAAGACAGGTATGACAGATCCATTCCATATACCTGATGTGATTGTTCCAAGAGAAGTAATGTTTCCTTGAACTGCCGAGGGCAATGTAGATGAAATGCTTGGGACGCCTGCTCCCGACGTGATTAAAACGCCATTATTTGCAGTAGCTAAAGAAGATACTATATTCGTGCTCGTTGCATAATAAGCCAAATCATTCGCAGTCCCCGTTGAAATAGTCCCAGATCCGCACGCTGCTCCCTGATCTACTAGATTGCCACTTGAATCAAATTTGACACAGTCTCCAGATGTTAATGTCCCCGATGTTGTCCCAAATGTTTTGGTATTCCCAGATAATGATCCCCAATCCATTGCTGTCGATGCTCCACCTTCCGAAAGAAGAGGCTGGCCAGCAGACCCTGCTGAAGTCGGTAAGTTAAGATTATAGGTTCCAGCTGCAGTTTGGGGCTGAATTGTAATCGTCCCGCTTGAAGAACCAGTTACAGAATAAAGAGGGGATGAATATCCAATATTAGCGGTTACTGTACCGCCATTTGAAATTGTCAAACGCGTATTTTGTGATGATGTTTTAAAAATAATAGAATCCGTTGTCCCTATTCCAGAAGTAGATTCTAATGTTAAGGTTGCGGAAGCCGATGTTCCGCCTATAGTTAAGGGTGTTGTAACTGATGTGCCAATTGTTGGAGAAGCAGACCACGATGGCGGACCGGCGTTTGCGGTTAATATTGTATTTGCGCCGCCTTGTGCTGTTATTTGAACAGCGCTGGTTCCATTCCCATATAAAAGGCCATTAAGCGTTAATGTTGAATCTCCGGTCCCCCCGTATAAAACAGGTATAATAGATCCATTCCAAGTCCCCGATGTAATTGTTCCGAGAGATGTAATATTTCCCTGAACTGCGGTAGGAAGTGTTGATGAAATACTAGGAACTCCACCCGCAGATGTAATAAGAATTCCATTGTTAGCTGTTGCTAATGCAGAAATAGCATTTGTGCTGCTTGCATAATAAGCAAGATCATTAATTGTTCCAGAATTAACCGTTCCGATGCCGCACGGGGCGCCGGCATCTATATGATTGCCGGTCGAATCAATATTAACACAATCATTATTTGTTTGTATCCCGGTTGTCGAAACAATCGTTGTGCCAGTTCCTGATGTCGATTCCCAAATATTAGGGCTACTAATCCCACCGCCAGAAACAAAAATTTGACCTGAAGAGCCTGCACTTGTTGGCAAATTAAAGTTATAAGTCCCGGCCGAAGCTTGGGGTTGGATTGTAATTGTTCCGCTTGTTGATCCTGTAAGATTAAGAATTGGAGTTGTAACAGATGTGCCAATTGTTGGAGAAGAAGACCAGCTGGGGGCCCCGGAATTTGCAACAAAAATAGTATGAGCGCCCCCTTGAGCCGTAACATTAAGCGTTCCTGATCCATTGCCATAAGGAATACCATTGGATGTAATTGTTGATAGGCCCGTGCCTCCATAGAGAACAGGTATGACTGATCCATTCCAAATTCCGGATATTATTGTACCTAAGGATGTAATATTGCCTTGAACAGCAGTTGGGAGCGTAGAAGATATGCTTGGTACGCCTGTATTGGATGTGATTAGCGTTCCATTATTAGCAGTCGCCAATCCAACAACCGTATTTCCAGCAACATTATAATATGCCAAATTATTAACAGCTCCAGCCGTAACCGTTCCGCTTCCTGTTCCTGTTCCGCAAGGACCGCCTGCATCTATTAGATTCATATTCCCATCGATAGAAACACAATCACCATTTATAAGAGACCCGCTCACGGAAGCTAGTTTATTCGTATTTCCACTTTTTGATCCAGAGAATGGAGTTGCCCCTACTCCTCCACCTAAAACAGGGTTGTTGGCCGTTAAAACTGCGGAAGACGCTATTGTCGTGCTGCTTGTAAATCCGAGAATACCGCCACTTGTCCCACTTGCAAGGCCAGTACCTCCATAGATTGCCCCGACTACTGATGCTTGCCATATTCCTGTATTTATCGTTCCGAGAGAAGTTATATTTAATTGAACAGCCGAAGGAAGAGTAGACGATATACTTGGGACCCCGCCTGATGATGTAACAAGAACACCATTATTAGCTGTAGCGAGCCCGGAGATAGTATTGCCTGTTAAGGCATACCATCCAAGTTGATTTTGAGTTCCTGAAGATATGGATCCTGTCCCGCAGGGAGAGCCTGAATCAATTAGATTGAAATTGCTATCAATGGAAATACAATGTCCATTGATAAGCGTGCCACTTATACTAGCCAAAGTATTTGTATTTCCAGATTTAGCCCCAGAAAAAGGCGCGCTCCCAGCTCCCCCGCCAAATATAGGGTTATTTGCTGTTAAAGTGCCACTTGAAAGAGAAACATATGGAGAAACATAATAAGGCAATCCTCCTGCTGTCCCTATTGGCAGTGAAGATGAATTGCCATTAGGTGTCATAGGAAAATTTTGTGAAAAAGCGAGGTTTATTGTAGTTATGGTTAATGCAATGGAAAAAGTTATATGTTTGAAAAACCTCATAGTTTTCCTCATTTGTAAAAATTAAAATCAATTATTGATGGACCGGATTCTCCTGCTTGGGGGGCTGAGACCCATTGTAAAGTACTAAGAGTGCCGGAATACCCAATACAGCGCCCAACTAACTGCCCTAACATCATGCCAATAGACGTCGTTGGTGTTGTCCCGTCATCTAACCAGCGGGCAGTCGTAGATTCATTACAGATAAGAGCGTAATCAGTTGTAGCCGGAATTCCTCCGGAACATGTAGATGTTTGTACGGCAGTTGTTACTGATAATTGGCAATGGCCTGTTGGTTGGTATTGTAAGACGCCAGGTACAGTTGTAACAGTTCCTGTTACTGGCATAGTCCCAGTTGAAGTGGGTTGCATGCAATAACTAGGGTTATATGGATTGCAAACGCTTACATCTTGGGCGATTGTTGGCGTGGGATTGGCAATACTAATTTTAGGAAAAATTAATAAAAACAATAATGATATAAAATAGATACGCCACATATGACTATATCCCTGGAAAAATTGAACTTTCCAAGGATACCAGGTAGATAAAATATAATCAATAGTTCCCAATAAAAACCAATAAATTGGTATTTATTTTTATTTTTTATTTTTGACATCAAATTTATAAATGATCAAATTACATAATTTTCATCATTATGTATTTCTTCTAATTTTTCTAATTCTAATTCAGATTCTTCGTATGCCCGTTCTATAAGCATATCGATTGGGAAGACATTTTTGTCTGAAAATTTTTCTTTTAACTTATATGTTGGGATTTTTTGATCTTTTATCCATTTTTTTGTTTCTTTTATTTGATTATCTTGCTCTTCCTTTGACTCTATATACCAACAATCCTCCCCATATATGATAGGCCGTATTATTTCTACACAAGAATCTAAATACATAAGATTTATCGGTAAATCAATCATGATGAACATCCTTCTATATCGATAATTCGATATTTAGAACATGTCATAGAATATTATATATGTCAATATATTTTTTTCCGATGTCATAATTTTTTTTTTGAGAAAAACGATTATAAATTATTCAAAATAGGGACATATATATATTTGATTTTAAATATAAAAATGAAAATAGTGTATCATTTTGATACATAATTTGTTTTTTCAACTAAGACATTAATAATATTTAAAAGCATGCTTATTTCATTTTCTCTTAAAGAATCTATTTTTTTATGAAGTTGAGATATTTCATCCTCAGATTTCATATTGATTTCATAATCATCACAAGACCTTTGCCTATCTATTTCTCCTTGACGATTTTGACTCATCATAATAATCGGCGCTGTAAAAGCTGCTTGAAAAGATAATACGAGATTAAGTAATATAAATGGATAAGGATCCCAAGATGTTAATGGAAACATAATATTAATAAAAATCCAAAATATAAGAGCTGCGCTTTGGAAAAAAATAAAATTCCAAGACCCTACAACTTTAGCAACATAATCAGACATTCGCTCTGAAAATGAACGATAATCATTTTTTTCTATATTCATTTTGAATTTTTAATCCTCTTCCGATTCTTCTAAAGCAATTTCATATTTAACTTCATTAAAAACAAATTCAGGAATATTGAATCCGAGTTTCCTTAAAAAGTAAAGTCTATTTAAAAAATCGTCTAATGAATTTTCGTAAAATGTATCTCCGGCATGAGGAATATTTATTATTTTAATCTTTTTTGGATTATTTGGATTTCCGGTTTCACAATATCTACCTCTTGCAACATGTATACAATAACAATCATTTTCAACATAATATGTATATATATCACATTTATAATATTTATCTGAAAATCTACAATATGACATATATTTTTATTCCTTAAATTTATTTTTAGATAAATAAATTATTAAAAATGCTGAATAATTTATAAGATCGAGCGCGCTATCCAAAATAGATTCAAATTCTCTTTGATTAAAATCTTTATTAGATAACGAAACAATTCTTTTTGATTTCAAATTAATCATATGTGAATATGACTTCAATCCAAATGGGAAATATGGTTCGACATTCAAATTGTCAAGAAAATAGTTATTGTCATCTAATTGATAATCCTTTGCCTTACGGCCGCATAAAAGTGCAGCGCGGGCTAATGCTACTGAATAGGGTCCGCGATTCATTAATTCTTTAAATAATTCTTCAGAGGATTTCTCATTATTCATTATATTCATTATGCTCCTTGTTGGCCCCCTAAAAGCGCACCTAGAGCGCTTCCGCCAGGGACTTGCGTTTCACTTAATGTTTTTGCTGCATTTACACCTGCCATAGCTAATTGTGGTGCTTGCACTTGAGCTTTTTGCTGAGCCACTGCCTGTTCTCTTGCCTGATCATGAACTTGAACTTCTTGATCAGTAAATAGGCAATCAATTGGAACATTATTAAGCTCTGCATACGTTCTATACATTTTATCAAGATTTGCAATTCTTAATGGATCCGGCAACCCAGCTGCTTTAGCAGCACTAGATAGCGCGCCTCCTGTTTGTAAAAAATCTTTAATAGAAACAGACTGGGCACTTTTTTGCGCAATTTTCATAATAGATATATATGAAATTTTTAAAGATGCTTGAGCCAAAGATGGTGGTTTTGGCTTTAAAAGTCTTTTTTTGTCTAAAATTTCAATTATTCGTCTAATAGCAGGGCCGGCAACTTCTTGCTCAAACAATTCAACCATAGGCCCTAATGATTGAAGCCTTTCAAGATCTCTCTTTGTTAATTCTAATTCATTTCTAGGTTGTACACCTGCCATTTGTGTAATGGCCATAAATACATTTACAAATAAACAATCTTGAATACGTTTTGATACTTTTTCAATATCTGCAACCATTGGCGCTAATGCAGTTGGTTGAACTTCGAATAATGGCCAGAACCCCTTTTTCCCTGTGCTTGTATCAACATAGGTAATGCCGCCTGGTTTTCCTGAAGCTGGTTGATTTTTTAATTCAACATTAGCCCCCATAGGAGGATGAACAAGCTTATCAATAAATTCAGCCTTTCGAAGCGTTTCCCGTTGGAGTTGTTTGTTATCTCCCAATGCATCCATACATGGGCCACGACCATAAGGATCGTTCGATACAGTAGACCATCGTGCTACCATAAAAGGTTTGTTTTCAAATCCCCTTTTACTTAAGGGCTTTGTAGAAGCCATTCCTTTAAGCCAATATATTTCTTTGTAATTAAATTTTTTTGGAACGAGGAAAAAGCTATCTTTTCCCATCCCTCGTTTTGAAATAGCAAAATTAGGAGAAATTGTATG